TGTAACTGTTATATGCGTAATTCTTATCTTCGTTGGCATAGTCACCCGATAGGAGCTTCAAGAATGGACTTGCTGAAGCAATTTGGTCCCCTACTTGGTCAACTGGCTCCGTCCATCGCCACCGCTCTGGGCGGGCCGCTGGCTGGCGTTGCCGTCAAAACCCTGTCCAGCGCCCTGTTTGGGCACGAGGACGGCACCGAGGAGCAGATCTCTGCGGCTATGGCCAGCGCCACGCCTGACCAGCTTGCCGCTATCAAAAGGATCGACGCTGACTTCAAGGTGCAGATGAAGTCTCTGGACATTGACCTTGAGCGCATTGCCGCTGGCGACCGCGACAGCGCCCGTCAGATGCAGCAGAACACCAAAGACTCGACGCCAAAGATTCTGGCCTACTTCATCACGTTTGGGTTCTTCGGGGCGCTCGTCTGGATCCTCGTGTTCGGCCTTCCGCAAACCGGAACAGAAGTGCTTTTGATGATGCTGGGATCGCTCAGCACGTCATGGACCGGCGTTATGCAGTTCTATTACGGCTCCAGCCTCGGGTCGAAAGCTAAGACCGACGCCCTCACCGGGAAGGATAAGTGAGATGAAAGAGAACTGGGATACCTGCTTCGACATGGTGATCAAGCACGAAGGTGGTTTTGTGAACCATCCAAAAGATCCGGGCGGCATGACAAATTTGGGCGTTACCCGCTCGGCTTGGGAAGCTTACTTGAACCGTAGCGTGACAGAGGCCGATATGCGCGCCCTGACGCCAGAAGGGGTCAAGCCGTTCTACAAGGCCCTGTATTGGGATCGCATCAAGGGCGATAGCCTGCCTGACGGCGTGGACTATGCTGCCTATGACCTCGCGGTGAACAGCGGCCCTCATCGGGCCGCCCAATACCTTCAGCAGATTGCTGGTGTAACTGCCGACGGCATGATTGGCCCAAAATCACTTGAGGCAATCAACGCCTTCGACCCCAAGGAGATTGCCGACGCAATCTGCGATATGCGGATGGACTTCCTCAAGAAACTTTCGACTTTCGATACTTTTGGCAAGGGCTGGAGCCGCCGTGTGGCTGAGGTAAAAGCCAAAGCCCTCAGTATGGCGGATGAGGCTTGATAGTGTTAGGATAGGGAATGGCTACAACGACGACGTTTACCACTCTTCAGCAAGACATCCGACGCTATCTTGAGCGTGGCTTCACGCTCGCGTCGGATGCAATTGTCTATGAGCAGATCCCTCGCCTGATCAATCTGGCTGAGCGTCGTATTGCCCGCGAACTCAAGGTTCAGGGTCTGATCAACGTCGTCAGCAGCACCATGCAGGCTGGGCTTGCGGTTTACCCCAAGCCCGACCGCTGGCGCACTACGGTGTCTTTCAACTACGGCATCGACAATCAATATCAGCAGCTCTTCCCGCGCTCTTATGAGTATGTGAGATCGTACTGGCCCAATCGTGACGAGACGGGCGTCCCGCTCTTCTACGCCGATTACGACTACAACAACTGGATCGTGTCGCCGACCCCAGATCAGGCCTACCCATTCGAGGTTCTGGTCTACCAGCTTCTGCCTCTGCTCGATGACGCAAACCAGACAAACTGGCTCACCGAGTACGCCCCGCAGGTGCTTCTCTATGCCTCGCTGCTTGAGGCGACACCGTTCCTCAAGAACGATGAGCGGATTGGTGTCTGGCAGCAAATGTACGACCGTTCGGCGCAGGCCCTCAACGGTGAAGACCTATCTAAAATCCTTGATCGTTCTGCCCGCAGGACGGAGGCGTAAATGACTCAGAGCTACACAGAAGTCTTTGGCGGGACAAACATCTACCCGTCCGATGTCTCATATTTAGAGTTTCCTCTAGATACCTCTAACATTGTTCTGGCTTGGCCTGTCGAAACAAACGCCCCCAACACGCTTGCCGACTTCCCTGCCGCGCGCATTATGGATGTTGACTGCACTAGCTCTGGCCTAAGCGTTTACATGCCAGACGCAACCGCAGCGTCTGTTGGTGAGTGTTTCCTGTTCAACAACATAGGCGACACTTCATTTACGGTTGTTGATAGCACTGGCGGGCTCATCTGCTCTATTATCCCCGGCACCCTTTGGCAGGCCTATATGACCTCCAATACGACCGCTGCCGGTGTATGGGTATCCTATCAGTTTGGATCCACAACTTCCGTTGCCAATGCTGCCAATCTTGCCGGATATGGCTTGAAGGCAATTACAACGACGCTAAATCAAGCGATCTTTGTCTTCTCCTTAAATTCCAGCTACACGGCTGGCGTCAGTGATCGCGCCCATCTGATCAACTGGAATGGTGGGACAGGTACAATAGCCCTATCATCTGCTCTCACACTTGGGTCAGATTGGTTTATTTACCTTCGCAACAGCGGAAGCAGCACGATCACTGTTGATCCGTACAGCACACAGACTATTGACGGGTCATCCACTCTATCTTTGAATCCCGGCGAATCCGCGATGATCATCACGGACGGTGCAAATTTCTTCACCGTTGGGCTCGGAAAATCGTCAATCTTCACATTTGATTATACGACCATCAACGTGGCCGGAACCGGAAACTACACGCTGTCTGGGTTTCAGCTCAATCGCATTTCCTACAACCTAACTGGTGTCCTCACAGGCAACAGAAGCATCATTGTTCCAACAACAATCCAGCAGTATTGGATTACAAACAATACCACTGGTGCCTACACCCTTACCGTCAAGACATCCGCTGGGACCGGCCCGACAGTCCCGCAGGGTGGTGCATCAATATTGTATTGCGATGGCACAAATGTTGTGCAGGCGCAGACGCTTAGCATTAGCATCCCGCTTTCAGTCGCAGATGGTGGAACTGGTGCCACGTCAGCGGGTGGTGCGCTCATCAATCTTGGTGGCACAGCGGTTGGCACCGCTGTCTTCACGGCGGCAAATTCAGCCGCCGCCCGCACGGCCATAGACACATACTCGACTGAAGAGACAGTGTCCTTAATCGTGGCGTTTAGCTGATGGCAGACAATCCCTACACCATCAAATCCCTCCCCGGCATCAAGCGCGATGGAACGCGCTTTGAGAACGGCTTCTATGTTGATGGTCAATGGTGCCGCTTCCAGCGCGGTCTTCCCCGCAAAATGGGGGGTTATCGCCGTGTTTCTGCTGAGCTTCCTGAAATCTCTCGCGGCCTGAACTCGTACAACCAGAACGCTCAGGTCAGCCTTATATCGGGTGGCGCAAGCACCCTGACGCAGCTTACGCTCAATACCAATGGCATTGCTACCGCTAAATACAACAGAACCCCAGCGGCGTTCCCGGCCAATGCAAACTATCTCTGGACCTTTGACACACAGTTTGACTCTGTAGGTGTCTATCCCGGTGGCTATTTGCTGGCCCATCCGGGCCAAAACCTTGCTGAAATCGACAGTGATGCAACATCACCGCTTTACGTTGGCCTTGTCACGGATTCTGCCGTTCTGACAGAAGTAACTGGGGCATCTGCCCCAACTCCCGTTTCAGGAGGCGTTGTCAGCCTGTATCCCTACGCATTCTTGTTTGGGTCTGATGGTTTTGTAACTTGGTCAGTTCCCAATAACCCGCAAGATTGGACTGGGGCAGGCTCTGGTGAAGCAAATATTACGGCTCAAAAGATTGTTGCTGCGCTACCGCTTCGCGCTGGCCCCGGGAATGCGCCCGCTGGGTTGTTTTGGTCATTAGACAGCCTTGTTCGTTGCACCTTTGTGGGTGGAGACGCTATTTTTCAATTTGATACGCTGACTTCCCAATCTTCAATCCTGTCCTCACAGTGCGTCATTGAATATGACGGCATCTTCTTCTGGGTCGGCGTTGACCGCTTTCTCATGTTCAACGGCGTTGTACGCGAGATTGCCAACCAACTGAACCAAAACTGGTTCTTTGATAACCTCAACTATGCTCAGCGCCAAAAGGTTTTTGCCTACAAAGTACCCCGCTTTGGTGAAATATGGTGGTGCTACCCTCGTGGCGATGCTACGGAATGCACACACGCCGTCATTTACAATCTGCGTGAAAATACATGGTATGACACCGAGTTGCCAAATGGCGGGCGGTCTTGCGGCGAGTTCGTCACTGTTTACGAATACCCGTTCATGACCGGCGTAAATGTTGGCGTGGACCCGACACCTACGTTCAGCACAACAAGCGTTACTATGGGTACAGGATCAAAATCCTTTACCGTTGTGACCGGCCTTAACTATACCGTTGGGATGATCATCGTTATTTCGTATGACGCATCCAACTATATGACCGGCTTTATCTCATCCTATATCGCTGGCACTGGCGCTCTTGTCGTTGATGTCACGTCAATTGTTGGATCCGGCACATACGCATCTTGGACTATGGAAGCCACTGGAACTTATAATCTTTGGCAGCACGAATATGGCGTTGATGAGTTAGACGGGACTCTGATCAACTCTATTCCGTCGTACTTTCAAACTGCCGACATCTCATTTGTGGCTGATCCGCAGCAACCTAAAAACCGCTCTATGCGCTGCACAATGATTGAGCCGGATTTTGTGCAGAACGGCGACATGACCGTTCAGATCACTGGAAGGGCCAATGCTCGCGCCCCGGAAGTCACAAGCGAGGAGAAAACATTTCCAGCAGTGGCGACGACGCCCCATGAGCAGGTTGTGTTCTTCAAGGAAATCCGGCGCGAAATGCGGTTCATCTTCAAATCCAATGTCGTTGGCGGCAACTATCAGATGGGCCAGTGCATTGCTCATATCGACGTTGGTGACGGGACGGTGCTGGGATGATCGACCCTCGTGGCATGACAGTTACTGACTGGACAGATTCTATGGTTTATAGTCTTGAAAAGTACGGGACTATGGGTCGCCTCGATGACCCACAGAAATGGCAGACTTGGGCGCTTGGTGTTGTTTCTTTCTTCAAGGTTGGAGAACAGAATCCCCCAAACCCCTTAGAATACACAGACTGGCAGGAGTGGGCGTTCGCGTTCACAAGGGCCGTTAACCTCCCCGGTGGCTGAAATGATCCATACCGCTGACTACCCCGCCAACTGGACGCCTCTTGCCAATGACGCTGCCGACTCAAGCTGGCAGGGTCAGGCCATGAGCATGTTCGCCAAGGGCGGCAGAGCGGGGACGATGCCCTTTGCCGTCAAGGCCCCGCGAGAACATTTCGAGCACATGGCCAAGGGTGGTCTTGCCGGGCAAGCCAAGAATGTCGCCAATGCCGGTGTCGGCGGCGACACCATGGTCATTCACATCAACAAGGCCGAGTATCAGAAGCTTCGCGAAGAGTGGGGCGAGCCGACGATCAACCCCCATACGGGGATGCCTCAGTTCACGCCTTTCTGGAAACAGTCTTGGTTCGCGCCTGTTGCGGCGATTGCTGGAACGGCGCTGATTGCGTCTGGGTATGGGGCAACGCTTGGCGAGGGCCTTCTTTCATCTCTCGGAGCCGGGGAAGCTGCCGCTACAGGCATTGGCGCGGCTACTGGTATCGGCGCTCTTGGTGGCACCACTCTTGGAGCTCTAGCAGGAAATACCCTTGTCGGCGCTGGCGTAGGCGCTTTGACTGGAGGTGCTAAAGGTGCGCTCACTAGTGGCCTGCTTGGCGCTGGTGGAACGATTGCTGGCTCCGCGTTGGGTAATTACCTTTCTCCGGCTGCGGCAAGTAGCGACATCAGTTATGACGGCAAGGTTCCTTATGCCAACACCGAAAAAGGCGCTCAGATTTTGGAGGGGTCCATCAAAGACCCTAATGCTGGCATCATTGGTAGCATCCGAAATTTTGCCACAGACCCGGGGAAGATGGCCGCAACAGCCATCACTGTTGGCGGGCTAATGGGCGGCGGCGACAGCCAGCCCGCTGAAGCATCTTCTGCTGCTTCTCAAAAGCCAATAGATCCAAACATGACTCGTCGGCTTGGAATCTCTCCACTCACGCGAACTCGCGTCCCCAACCTCGGCGACAATTTTTATGCCTATGGCAAGATGCCAGAGCAGTCATTCTATGCAAACAACACGATCCGGCAGCAAGACGCAACGCAACAGGGTGCGGTGCAAGATCCAATGCAGCAAGATGAAGCACCGCCCATTCAAGCTGCCCACGGCGGTCCCCTCACTCAATATGTGCAGGGTGGCGGGACTGGGCGCTCCGATAGCATTGACGCCAAGCTCTCAGACGGCGAATACATCATGGACGCAGAGACAGTAGCTTTGCTTGGAGACGGATCATCCAAGGCGGGGGCACAGAAATTGGATCAATTCCGTGCTAATATCCGCAAGCAGAAGGGCAA